TAACAAGTACTCAAACATTAACGAATAAAACAATAGATTTAGGTGACAACACTTTAACAGGATCACTTGCTGAATTTAATTCTGCTTTACAAGGCGATAGTTTCGTATCATTAACAGGATCAGAAACATTAACGAATAAAACTTTAACAAGTCCAACTATTGATACAATAAACTCAACTACATTTACTGTGGATGCTACTGTTATTAATTTAGACGCTTCTGATAATCAAATATATTTAAAAGACAATGGCAACGAATTTGGTCGTTTTGTAAATAATTCTGGCAATTTACAAATTAAATCTAGTAGTTCAGGTACAACTGCTGTAACATTTGATGGTGCAAATGCTACATTCGGAGGCACAATTGACTCAGGTACAATTACAACAACAGGTAATATCGTATTTGAAGGTGCAACTGCTGACGGAAATGAAACAACTTTAACGGTTGTAGACCCAACAGCAGATAGAACAATCACATTCCAAAATGCTAGTGGTACGGTTGCTTTCTTAACAGATGTAACTGGTGGTGCTACGCCTGGTAACTTTACAACTATTACACTTGATAACAATATTACGTTTGAAGGTGCAACAGATGACGCAAACGAAACAACTTTAACCGTAGAAGACCCTACAGCAGATAGAACGGTTACAATACCAAATGCAACAGGTACAATAGTTTTAAGAGATACTACAGATACATTAACTAATAAGACTATTGCATTAGGATCAAATACGGTTTCTGGTACAACAGCACAATTCAATAGTGCATTATCAGATGGCTCTTTTGCTACATTAGCAGGAACAGAAACACTTACAAACAAAACATTAACAAGTCCTGTTATCGCAACTATTACAAGTACAGCAGATATAGATTTAACTGCTACAAATGATGTTAATATACCTGCTGATGTGGGATTAACATTTGGTGATGATGGTGAAAAAATAGAAGGTGATGGTACAAATTTAAGTATTACGTCTTCAAACTCATTAGGTATTGATACAGCAAATGGTATTACTTTAGATAGTGGCAGTGGTGGAACAATACTAAAAGCAGGTGGTAGTACAACATATGGTACATTAACAAGTAGTTCAGGCGATTTTAGTATTAATCAAACAACGCAAGATAAAGATATTAAATTTACAGGTAACGATGGTGGTTCAACAATAACTGCTTTGACACTTGATATGTCAGAAGCTGGTGACGCTACATTTAATAACAATGTATCAGTTGGTGGTAACGCAACAATCACAGGAAATTTAACCGTAAATGGTACAACAACTACACTTGCTACAACTAATTCAGTTATATCTGATAGACTAATAGAATTAGGTAATGGTACAACAGGTACTCCTGGCAATGATATGGGTATCGTACTTGAAAGAGGCGATAGTGATAACGCATTTATAGGTTGGGACGAGTCTGCTGATAAATTCATAGTAGGTACAGGATCATTTACAGGTGCAAGTACAGGTAACTTAACAATTACTACAGGTACTTTAGTCGCAAATTTAGAAGGTAACGTAACAGGAAACGTTACAGGTGACGTAACAGGTAACGCTGATACAGCAACTGCTCTTGCAAACGCTAGAACAATTGCTGGTCAATCATTTGATGGTACTGGAAACATAACGATTGCTTCTACAGATTTATCAAATACTAGTGCGATTACTTTAAATACTGCTACTCAAACATTAACAAACAAAACTTTAACTACACCTACTATAGAAGAAATAGATGGTTCTACAATTACATTAGATAGTGCTGGCGATATAGTATTAGACGCTGATGGTGCTGACATATATTTAAAAGATGGTGGTACTACATTCGGTGCTTTAAGAAAAGAAAGTAATGGTGAGTTAGAAATTCAATCTGGTTCAGGTCCTACAACGGTTATAACTTTTGATAGTGCTCAAAAAGCAACATTTGCTGGTGACATAGCGGTTGGTGATGATATATTCTTACATACTGACGCCTCTGTAATAAAATTTGGTCTAAACCAAGATGTAACATTAACACACGTACATGACACAGGTTTATTATTAAATTCTGCTAGTGTTATACAATTTAGAGATAGTGCTATTAATGTTGGATCACCATCAGATGGTATATTAGATATAAACGCAGATAGTGAGATAGAATTAAATTCAACTTTAATTGATATTAATGGTAATGTAGAAGTATCAGGAAGTTTAACTGCTACTCTTACAGGTAATGTAACAGGAGATGTTACAGGTAATGCTGACACAGCAACTACATTAGAAACTGCTAGAACAATTGCAGGTCAAAGTTTTGATGGTTCAGCAAACATAACTATTGCTTCAACAGATTTATCTAACACGTCAAATATTACTTTAAATGACGCAACACAAACTTTAACTAATAAGACTTTAACATCACCAGTTATCGCAACTATAACAAGTACAGCAGACATTGACTTGACTGCTACAGATGATGTTAATATTCCTGCAAACGTAGGATTAACATTTGGTGATGATGGTGAAAAAATAGAAGGTACTGGAACTAACTTAACTATTACAAGTGGAAACAATATTTATTTAGACGCAGCTGCTGCTGTTATAATAGACGCTGGTGCTGGATCATCTGGCGTACAATTAAAGGATGATGGTACTGAATTTTTAAGACTTTCTAACGATACAGGAACACCTCAATTATATGCTCCTGTACAAGATAAATCATTTAAGATTCTTGGTAACGATGGTGGATCAACTATTACTGCATTACAAATTAATATGGCAAATGCAGGTGCAGCTACATTTAATGATAGTGTTACTGCTACAAGTTTAAATCTTAACACTACAGGAACAGGCGATACATTATTATTAACTTCAACTAACGATACATCAACTGCTTCGCCAGTTTTAACATTTAAAAGAAATAGTAGTAGTGTTGCTGACGCAGATTATCTTGGTCAATTAAAATTCAAAGGTGAAAATGACGCTGACCAAGAAATTGTTTATGCTAAAGTTACAAGTAAAATACTAGACGCTTCAGATGGCAGTGAGGATGGTTTATTAGAATTTGCAAACATGAAAGCAGGATCACAAACGATCACTGCTAGATTAAGATCAGACTCTTTACAATTATTAAATGGTACAAGTTTAACGGTTGCAGGTGACGCTACAATCACAGGTGACTTAACGGTAAATGGTACAACAACTACCGTATCAACAACTAATACGGTTGTTTCAGACTCATTATTAGAATTAGGAAATGGCACTTCAGGTACTCCTTCAAATGACGCTGGTATCGTTATTGAAAGAGGAAGTGCTGATAACGCATTTATCGGATATGATGAAAGCGATGATAAGTTCAAAGTAGGAACTGGTTCATTTACAGGTTCATCAACAGGAAATTTAACCGTTTCAACTGGTACATTAGTTGCTAACATTGAAGGTAATGTAACTGGTGATGTTACAGGTAACGCAGATACGGCTACTGCATTAGCAAACGCTAGAACAATTGGTGGTGTTTCATTTGACGGAAGTGCAAACATCAACTTACCAGGTGTTAATACATCTGGAACACAAGATACTACAGGAAACGCTGCAACAGCTACTGCGTTAGAAACAAGTAGAAATATTGCAGGACAAGCTTTTGATGGAACAGGTAATATATCAATTGCTTCAACAGATTTATCTGATACTGCTTCTATTGCATTATTAACGTCAAGTCAAACTTTAACTAATAAGTCAATAGATTCAGATAACAACACAATTACTAATATTGCAAATGCTGACATTAAATCATCAGCTGCAATTGCATTTAGTAAGATGGCAGATTTAACTGCTTCACGTGCTTTAGTATCTGATGGTAATGGTGATGTATCAGTAAGTGATGTAACATCAACAGAAATCGGTTATTTAGACGGTGTTACAAGTGCTGTACAAACACAAATAGATAACAAAGCAACGAAAGGTTTTGCTATTGCTATGGCAATTGCATTATAAATATATAAATATAGAGAGATTTAAAAATGGCACAAAATTTTAGAAGATTCACGGCAAGAAATGTAGGTAAGTCGGCAAGTACCGTTTTAACGGCAAATAGTTTTGATACTATTATAGGTATTGCTTTAGCAAATACTACAAACGCACAAGTTTTTGTAGATGTTTATATTAATGACGTTGATTCTTCAAATGACGTGTATTTAATTAAAAATGCGCCGATACAGGCAGGATCTACTTTACAACTAATAGACGGTGGGGCTAAATACGTAGTAAAAAGTGGTGACGATTTAAAAGTCGTTTCAGATACTAATAGTTCAGTTGATTGTTGGGTAAGTGTAGTAGATGACATATCAGATTAGGAATAGAAAATGGCTTACATAGGAAATACTTTACGAAAAGACTTGGGAGAATTACAATCTGACAGACTACATTTTGCAAGTGATAAAGATAAATTATCTGGTTTGAAAGATGTTGTTGATTTAGGTGGTGGGGAAACTAAACCTCAAACCACTCCTGTAGATCATTTTGGCGTAGTGTTATCAGTAAATACAACAGATAATTTGAATTATGCTCACGTATTAACGATAGATTTCGGGAGTGTTGCATAAAAAATAAACAAGTAAAAATGGAGTTAAAACACTAATTTATATAAATAATATTAGTTTGTTAATAAAAGGGAGAGAATATCAATGCCAACAATTTTACAATTAAGAAGAGGTACTACTGCTGAAAATGCTGCCTATACAGGCTCAGTTGGTGAATTAACGGTAGATACAACTTTAAACAAAGTTATCTTACACGATGGTTCTACTGCAGGTGGTACTACTGTTGGTAACTTACAAGGAAATATTCAGATAGGTAAGACAGCCGCTGGCGAAATAGACACGTCTTCAGGTAATCTTACAATCGATTCAGCTGGTGGAACAATTACGTTAGATGATAACGTAACTATATCTGGTAACTTAACGGTTTCAGGTACAACTACTACTGTGGATTCAACAACGATTAGCATTCAAAATGCTTTTGTATTTGAAGGTGCAACAGATGACGCACACGAAACTACATTAACAACGATTGATCCTACAGCAGATAGAACAATATCATTACCAAACGTATCTGGTACATTACCAGTTCTTGCAGCTGCTTCAACAACACAGATTACATCTACACCAGAAGAATTAAACATTTTAGATGGTGTAACTGCAACTGCTTCAGAATTAAATGCTTTAGATGGTATTACATCAAGTGTTTCTGAATTAAACATATTAGACGGTGTAACAGCAACGGCTGCTGAATTAAATTTAATAGATGGTTCTGCTGCTGGTACAATCGCAAATAGTAAAGCAGTAATTTATGGTTCAAGTGGTGAAGTAAATGCAACAACTTTACAAATCGCAGGAACTGCTATCACATCAACTGCAGCTGAATTAAATATATTAGATGGCGTAACAGCAACAACATCTGAATTAAATTTAATGGATGGTGGAACAACAGCAGGTACAACTGCCGTTGCAGGTGCTGATGGTATCGTAACTAATGACGATGGAACAATGCGTCAAACTACGGTAGATACATTTGATACTTACCTTGCACAAACATCAAAAACTTTAACTAACAAAACAATTTCAGGTTCTGCAAACACATTATCAAACATTGGTAATTCGTCACTAACAAATAACTCAATAACGGTTTCAGATGGTTCTAATACTACAGCGGTTGCTTTAGGTGGAACAATGACGTTTGCTGGAACTACTAACGAAGTTGAAGTTTCTGAAAGTTCAGGAACGGTAACAATCGGATTACCTAACAACGTAACAATCTCTGGTAACTTAACGGTATCTGGTGATACAACTACGGTTAACACTGCTACATTGGCAGTAGAAGATCCACTAATCAACCTTGCGACAGGAAACAATAGTTCAGACGCTGTTGACATTGGATTCTATGGGTTATACGACACATCTGGATCACAAGACTTGTATGCTGGTTTATTCAGGGATGCTGGTGATGGTAAGTTTAAATTGTTTAAAGACAATCAGGCTGCACCAACAACAACCGTAAATACTAGTGGTACTGGTTACGCTGTTGCTACATTAGTTGCAAATTTAGAAGCAACTACTGCTACATTGGGTGGTTCTGATATTATCTCAACTGATAATACTAAAACTTTAACTAACAAAACGATTGTTGCTGGTAACAATACGCTTTCAGGTATTGTATCATCAAACTTTGGTAGTGCTGTTAGATTACAGATTTTAGACTCAAGTGGTTCTACGGTTAAAGACTTATACGGTACTTCAAGTTAATCCATAGTCAAATATCTATTTTTATTAATAGGTAAGGTGTATTTAATTGCTATTATAAATAGTAATAAAGGATTAATATGGCCAACCCAGCAACAAGAGAACAATTAAAACAATACGCTTTAAGAACACTAGGGAAACCTGTAATTGAAATCAACGTAGATGATGATCAATTAGAAGATAGACTAGATGAAGCGTTACAATACTTTGCTCAATATCACTATGATGGTGTTGAAAGAACATACCTTAAATACGAAGTTACACAAGCAGATGTAGATAGAATTAAATCGCCGTCAGGTGATACTGCGTCTAGTGTAACTAAAAATTCTGTTACTACTGCATGGACTGAACAAAACAATTTCATAGTAGTACCTGAAGCTGTATTGGCTGTAACTAGAATATTCCCATTATCAAATAGAGGTAATCAAAACTTATTTGATATTAGATACCAATTAAGACTTAACGATTTATACGATTTTTCTTCAACATCAATTATTCATTATGATATGGTGTTAAGACATTTAGATTTTTTAGACCACATATTAGTAGGTGAAAAACCTATCAGATTTAATCAATACAACAACAAATTATTTGTAGATATGGATTGGAAAAATGACATATCTGTAGGTGAGTATCTTGTTATTGAGTGTTTTAGAAAATTAGATCCTACGGTTATGACAGATGTTTATAACGACATATATTTAAAAAGATATACAACTGCTTTATTTAAAAGACAATGGGGTGCCAACTTATCTAAATTTAATGGCGTTGCAATGTTAGGTGGTGTTACACTTAACGGACAACAAATATTTTCAGAAGCACAAGAAGACATAAGAAAGTTAGAAGAAGAAATAAGAGGCACTTACGAAACGCCTGTAACATATATGATAGGATAATGCCATGCCAGTTAATCATTATTTTCAAAGTGGCAATGGGATTGGTAACGAGGCAGAAAAAAGATTACATGAAGACCTTATAATTGAAGGTCTAAAAATATACGGACAAGATTGCTTTTACTTACCACGAACATTAGTCAATAAAGATTTAGTTTTAGGAGAGGATACTCTTTCTAAATTTGATCAATCATACATGTTAGAAATGTATATTGAAACAACTGAAGGCTTTGCTGGCGAACAAGAATTAGTATCTAAATTTGGTTTAGAAATTAGAGATGATACAACATTTGTCATTGCAAAAAGAAGATGGCAAAATCAAGTAGATAATCAAGCAGTACAGATTGTAGATGGAAGACCTAACGAAGGTGATTTAATTTATGTACCTTTAATGAATAGTTTTTTTGAGATACAATTCGTAGAAGATCAGGAACCATTCTTTCAATTAGGTAACTTACCTGTCTATAAATTAAAGACAACTAAATTTGAGTATAGTTCAGAAAAAATTGATACTGGTAGACCTGAAATTGATATTGCTGAAGATAGATTATCTATAGATCAATTACAACATCAATTGGTACAAGAAGATGGTACAGGTTTCTTATTAGAAACTTCAGATTTAGTATTGAAAAATTACGACTACTTGGTATTAGAAAGCCATGTTGATGTTAATCTGGCAACACAAACAAGAGATTACGCTGATAACGCTACGTATGAAGCAGACGCAGGATTTGGCACTGCTAGTACGGCAGATGATATATTAGATTTCACAGAAAGAAACCCTTTTGGTGAAATAGATGAGGGTCAAGTATAATGTTCGGAAGACGATTTTACCATGAGTCATTAAGAAAAGTTGTTGTTGCATTTGGTACAATATTTAATAATATAATCATTCATAGAACAGACGCTGATGGTTCTGTATTACAAAGATTAAAAGTACCTCTATCATATTCGCCTAAAGAAAAGTTTTTAACAAGATTAGAACAACAACCTAATTTAGCAAATAGAGAAATGGCTGTTTCATTACCTCGTATGGGTTTTGAAATATCAGGTATCTCTTATGATCCATCTCGTAAATTACAACGAGTAGGCAAGTTTAAAAAGGTGCATGGGTCAGACGCAGGTCAACAATACTATCAATATAATCCTGTACCTTACAATATAA